TACAGCGTTGGTGGCGGCCAGCTTCTACGCAGTGTGTTTTTGGTCAGCGAAGGCAGCGTGGGCGAACTGGACCCCACGCAGTTTGCTATTGGCAACAACCTGATTAACAACTATGACCTGGCAATCACGGACCACGGTCGCATTTCTATTTACTACCGTCCCGACGGTGGCCGTCTAACTGCTGCAGACCACATTGCCGGCCAGCTTCCGGCCAACGAACTCGGCAACGCCGAAAACGACGGTGGCACGGACGTATTCCAAGTTCGTGGTGTTGATGACGAGTTTGCTTCTGACTTTTGCTTTGTAAGCACGCCATCGAACCAGACAGCGTTTGGCGTCCACAACTTCATCGGCAACAACTTCGGCTTTAAGGTCAACCCGGTCTTTCGTCCTGCTGTCCAGCTCCAGCCGGACACGTCTACCAATAACGTTCGCTGCCCTAACGACTGGCAGGCTCAAGCCCAGCGTGACAAACAGAACGTAACCTTTGCGGGCCGTGCGGGAATTGTTGGCACAGAGGGGCTTACAAATTTGGCCGTAGGGGACACCGTTACCTACACGATCTACACCAGTAGCGATCAAAACCGCCTATTTACGCAAGTCAATCCAAACGGTGCAGACGGCGAAGAGACCTGTGGTGACGTAGCCCAAGCCGTTGCGGGCCGCCAGCGGAATTACGACGAGGCCCTGAGCTTGGGTGAGCTGTACCGGATTGGCAGCGCCGTAGCAATTTGCAGCGCTCGAACTGAGGCTGTGTTTGTTTCCGAAGCTGACAACACCGGTGGCGCCCAAGCCATCACTGCAACGTTTGAGGTGGTGCGCGAAGGCCAAGTTGATGTGTACAGCCAAGCAACTATCGAGGGCGACGGTGGCAAAAACGCCACCAACGGCAGCCATATCTACAAGTTTGCGGAAGCTGTCTTTTCTACAGACCGTGAAGCTCGCGTAGTTGAGGTCGGTTTACGCAGCAGCGTGCAACTTCAAATCAGCGGGTTAGCTAACTTCCGCGACGCTCACAGCTACACCCGTTGCGATAACGAAGCGTGCTTTGACTACAACGGTCAAAACGCTAACGGCATCGAAGCAATCATTTTCCAGAGCGGCACGTATAGCAGCCCCGACGCCCGCTACAGCTTCTTCCGCGTCGCCTACCGAGTTGCTGGAACCGACGACGCTTTTACCGACCTGGAGCAACTATTTGGTGTCCGCAGTGCAACCGGGGTCGCGCTGTACAACTACCTGCGCTTTGAGTTTCCCAGTGCCAGCCGCTGGGAAGTGCGTTTAACTCCTGTTAGCGGTTGGGAGATTCGCAACAACATTGCTACGGGCAATTTGGAGGTGATGGATCCTCACATCAACACCATCCGAACTGTCACAAGCGGCGATGTGACAGTCCGTTTTACCGGCGTTTCTGTTGTTCGCTCGCCTGGTTCATTTAGCTTGTCCAGCCTTACAACGCCTGACGGTATAAATCTCGGACCAGCTTTTGACGACAACAATTTTTATGCCGATGAATACGCCCGTCTAGCCGAGGCGTTTATTTACAGCGAAATCACCACCAGTGCTACGCAACCTGAACACCAAGTGGTTTATGTCAACACAATCGCTGAAAACCCAACTGAGCCTCTGTACGACAACATGGCCATTGTCGGTATAAACATTCGTAGTAGCACTGAGATCAGCCGCCTAAACCAATTCAGCGTTTACGTCAATCAAGGCATTGGGGCAACCAGCAATTTCCCGGATGTGCTGTACGACTTGATGACAAATGACCGGTATGGCACCGGTAGGGTTTTGAATCCTGAACAGGTCGATCTCGACAGTTTTAACGCTGCCACGGCATGGACTTACGCCCGCCGTTACTTCTTCGACGGCGCCATTTCCGAGCGCATCAATATCCGCAGCTGGGGCGCCAAGGTTGCCAACGACTACTTGCTGGATCTGGTGGTGCGCAACGGCAAGTTTGCACTGCAGCAGGTCGCTACTTTTGGTGGTCCTGAAACGATTAGCGGGCTGTTTACCGCTGGCAACATCCTGAGCGATTCGTTTGAGATGTCCTACGCCGACCTGCAAGACCGCATACCGGTACGAGTTTCGGTGAAGTGGCGCCAAGAAAAGGAATCATCAAACACGGTAAGCCGAGGTTTGTTCCCAGTTGTCCGCGAGGTGACTGTGCGAGAACCTGGCGTGGATGAAAGTGCCCCACTGGAGCAGATCGACCTGAGCGACTACTGCACAAGCCAGACCCACGCCATCGACCGGGCCAAGTGGGAACTACGCCGCCGGCGCCTGGTCACCCACTCGATCAAATTCAAAACCACGCCGGCTGAGGCATCGCTCGACATTGGTAGCGTTTTCAAGCTGGGACTGGAGACAGTCACTTACAACCAGCCCGCCAACGGCGCGATTGCGGACGACGGGACCATCACCTCTTGGCCCGAGCTTGCCGACGGCACCTACACCTGTCTGCTCTGGGACGGCACAACTGACAACGTCCAGCAAGTCCAGCTGGAAATTGAGAACGGCAAGAGCAGCTCGTACAGCAACGCGGTTTTCTGCGTCAAAAACAGCACTACCGACACGCAAACCTATAAAACACAATCGGTAAGTTTTGACGAAGAGGGGAACATCGAGGTGGAGGCTACGTTCTTCCCAACGGACTCCAATGGATTTAGCCTGCTTACCAAGGGCTGGAACGAGTCCAGTAACTGGGTTATTCAGGGCGAGTTATGACCGTTTCATTTCCGGCACTATCTCCAACCCGGCGCACGTTCAGCCCTGGTCGTTACCCGATCAAAAAGTTTGAGGCGCTCAACGGCGCCAGCTCCACTCGTCTGTACGGCAGCCGGGCGTTCGACGCGACGTTGCAGCTGGACTTTGTTGCGAACGACGCCGGCACCACGGCACTAATGGAGAGCTGGCATGAGTCCAAGGGCGGTGCTTACAGCATGACTTTGCCCAGCAGCGTTTTTGCTGGTGCACCAGATGATCTAGCCGCAATTATCCCGTCGTACTTAAACTGGCGATGGGCAGAAATGCCTTCAGTCGAATCATTGTTCCCTGGACGCTCTAGGGTGCAAGTCAGACTTGTAGCCACTCTGGACGCCTGAAATGGTCTTAACTGGAGCTGACGGACAACTTAAGTACCAGGGCACACTGGTTGGCAAAGTCCGCGACTGGAGCATCACGGTCACCAAAGACGCGCTGGAGGATACCGCGCTAGGTGAATACGATCGCACTTATGTGCAGGGGTTGCGCGGAACGACTGGCAGCGCAACTGTTTTGTACGATCCTGCCAATGCCCAAGCCTCTGTCTTCCTTAACTCCATTTTTAATAATTCAGAAGATATTGAAGCTGTTAATTTTGTCTTTAACCGGCTAGATAACAAGTCTTTTAGCTGCACTGGTTTTGTTACCAGCGTTAGCCCCAGTGTGAGTGTCGGAAGTGTTCAAGCTGTAAGCGTTAGCTTCCAAGTGTCTGGCAAGCCTGTCGGAGAGTTCTAATGGCTGTTCTTGGCGTAGGCGGAAAGCTTTGGCTGAAACGCGAAGCGCCTGAAGCTTGCTTGGTTAGCTCGGACGTTGTTGACGGCAACTTGAATGCCCTCAGCAGCATTTGCCCTGGCTACTGGTCAGGCGACCGCGTTACAACGTCTTGCCTGCCAAGCGGCACTGGAGCATTTCCGCCAAACCCTGCCGGCTACGGCAGCTACTACGGCGGTCGGTATTTCTTGGGGCCGAACCGCAGTCACATCACGGGGTACGCCCACAAGTTTTACAAGGAAGCTGCCGAGGAGTACCCGACTGGGGAAGGTGGCGACGACTCGCAGTTCTATTCGCGTGTAGGCGACACCGTCGGAAGCGACACCGTGCCCGACTGCCAAGAGCAGGAATACTGGATCAACATCGACGAGCTGGGATACGTCAGCTTTTACACCAGCCGGTCAGCAGCCTTACGCGGCAGCAAAAACGACCGCGTCAACTTGTTTGGAACGGTTGCCGGAAACATCGGCATTGCCCCGTTCGGAAGCGCGAATTACAACAACGCGTTTTGGATCTGCGCCCGTGGCTACGGCGACTACGAGTTCAGCGACACGCAAGACACCGTGACGCTGGCAACGATCTGCGATGACGCGCCGGATTACGAGACGCCTGTCTACGACTCGGACGAGTACGAAAACGCGGATGTCTTGCCTCGGGATGCCACCGCCGGTCAAACCGCTCCTTACTGGCAGGTGATCTGTGACCTCCGCGAATGGTCACTGGAACTCTCTGCTCCGAGCGTGGACACCACCGCAATTAGCGAAAAATTTGGCGAAGCAGTTAAGTCTTTGGTGACGGGCGGCGGTTCTACAGAGTTTTTGATTGACCGTAAGTATTACGGCGATCAGGACGACAACGGCTTGACAATGATGAAGCTGTTGTTAATGACCGAGAAGGGCTGTAAAGCGTCGGCCAAGTTTTACTTGATAGAGCGTGGCAATGAGGCCAAGTCGTCCCAGGATCAGTTACCTGGCGATTTGTACTACGAGACAGAACTGCTGGTGACAGCGAGTGCAGTTAATGTTCGGCCTACAGAAATTATTGCTGGCACCGCGAATTTTGTAACGACAGGGGCGATTAGACTGCTGGAAGCAATTTAGACGGCGGTCCAGTGACCAAGATCACCCGAGCTGGCCAGACTGGTTCGCTGGGGGACATTGATGTTCCTCAGTCGGGCTTTAGAGAGCAAGTCAACGCGCTGACCGATGCGGTCCGCCAGCTGGGTGGTAACGCGGAAATCACCAGCGGCTCGTCGATCGTCAACGATCCGCTGAGTGCGCAGTACGTCCTGTATGTAAACCCGCAGATCGGTAGCGATACTTTTGTTTCCGGCGACTACTCGACTACTGACGACGGCACCCAAAGCCAGAAGCTGCGCCGGATCAGCCTGCAGCGACTGGAGTGTGGATACACGGAAGCCCGTCCGTTCAAGACCGTAAACCGGGCAGTCATCGAAGCCGCGATCATTACCAGCCGCAGCTGGCTGGATCCCAGCGCCGGCGACGACTTGGTTTCGATCGTGCTGGCACCTGGGGTGCACACGATTTACAACGGCCTAGGTTCGGCAACTCCCGACACTTGGAGTGCCACTTTTACGCCGACTGCTGCTCAGCTTCAGCAGTTCAACGACGCGACCTCCGGCGGTCTAATCATTCCCCGGGGTGCTTCGCTGATCAGCGTGGATCTGCGCAAGACGCTGGTCCGCCCGGACTATGTTCCGTCTCCTACTGACGAGGCCGCTGACTACAGCAATCGCGGCACGATTTTCCGCGTTACCGGCGGCGGTTACTACTTCGGCTTTACGTTCCTGGATAAAGCTGGTGCAACCAGCAGCCACCACCTGCTGGATTGTTTCCAGTTCACGAGTGAGACACAGCTTGACGGCTTGTACTCCAAGGTGTACAGCACACTTGGAACACTCGCCGGTTTAAGCGAAGCCAACACCGACAGCCGCGAAGTCGAGTACCAGATCACTGGTCCTCGCCCTGCAACTGCAGCGGCTTCTGTTGACACGGTCAGCAGCGCAAGCCCCTACATCTACAACTGCTCGATCCGTTCCACCTACGGTCTGTGCGGCATTTTTGCCAATGGCGCCAATGCCCAAGGCTTTAAGTCGATTGTGGTTGCCCAGTTCACGGGCGTTTCGCTGCAAAAGGACACCGACAACTGGGAGAAATATGCCAGCGGCAGCTGGACTGCGGTTGACGACTACGCCGACTACATCGCGCAGGATCCCGACAACGTTCGGATGAAGCCTTCGCGGCGTTCGTTCCACATCCGCGCTGTCAACAACGCAATCCTTCAGGAGGTCAGCGTCTTTGCGATCGGCCAAGGCATCCACCACTGGGTGGAAAGCGGTGGCGAGCTGACCGTCACCAACTCCAACTCGAACTTTGGTGGTTGCGCGGCCTTGGCTGAGGGCTATCGCACTGCAGCGTTTGATGCTGACTCGAACTGGACCGTCAACCGTCTGCGGGTTGCCACCAACCTCAGCGAGAAAACGGGCAACATCAAAAAGATTGTCCTCGGCACCGTTGCCAGCAGCACTGGCAACACCGACACGACGATCACCCTTGAACTGGATCTTGAGGCTGGCACCTATGACTCTGAGATTCCCCGGAAACTGGAGCGCGACGGTTACAGCCTGTTCGAGGATTCCTACATCTGGATTGAGAACAGCCGTTCTGCCGACTACCGCGCTCAACTGGCTGCAACCGCCTGGTCTTCCAGCAACCCCAATCAGATCGTCGTCAAAGCTGCCTTTGTAAACGAGGACGGCACGGCACCTGGCGACAACGTCCTTGACAGCGAAGACCAAGACACCGGCATCGACTACCCCGATCTGGCTGGTGCAACCATCTATATCCGCCGGATCCAAGACACCCGGACCACATCCGAACGTCGTTTTGCCCTGCTTGGCGCCAACAGCAACGCCACCGCCCGCACCCCTCTGCGTGACTATGTCCTGCAGACCAACACTGCGGCAGGCCACATTGACAGCCTGATTGAAGACACCGCTTCGATCGGCGTTGGTACTTCAGCTGCTGTTACCGACACGGACGGCAACAACGCTTTGGTGGAGCTGCGCCGCCTTAATCCTTCCAATACTTGGGTTGCCGACACCTATTACCGCCCCGGTGATGTTGTCCGCAATAACAACAAGCACTACAGCTGCATTCTTGAGAACAGCGACTCAGCCTTTGATGTCTCCAAGTGGAGCGAAGCCTATGTCCACATGGAAGAGGCTTACAACGCTGAGGACTACTTCAAGAACACTCAACCGACTGTCGTTTTTGACAACGACACAGCTGGAACAGTTGCCTCTACCACGCTGGGTTACAACTTCAGCACGGTCTGGTCAACTGACGCCCGTGTTCGTGCGCAGTATCGCTCGGCTACTGACTACAAGGGCCTGCATTCTTTCCTGACCAGCATTGGTTTCAGTGCTGCTGATGCCCACACAATTTTGCTGCCTAAGACCGCAGCCAACCGTGACCGCAATCCCAGCAGCGCACTGGACAGCATCGGCAACCCGAGTGGTGCCGCAAACGCTTGGGCTAACTGGTCGATTGAGTTCCGCCGCCCGTCGAACATTCGTTTGTTCGGCCATGCCTATGAGTGGGCCGGCTACCTCAACTATTCCAAGTCGCTGCCTGAGTACCAGCGCGATCTGGGAACCACCAACAAATTCACCTATTACTTCACCAACCAAGACGCAGGCCGGGTTTACGGCAGCGGTTTCAACGAAGAGGGTTTCCTGGTTACGCCTCAAGGCATCCAAGACCTGAGCACCGGCGAATCCGCCAGCTTCGATTCTTTAGGTGGATCACAGCCAACCGACGAGATCGAGTTCCCGACGTTCTACGACTCGCTGAGCGTCAACAATCACACCGTTAATACCGAGCTAATTATCAACGGAACGGTTGCCGGAAATCCAATCTGGGACGGCGGCTTTGGTGGGGTGTTGCCTGAACTGCCTGAGGCCAGTGATACCACTCAGGGCATTGTCGAGCTAGCAACTCAGACCGAAACCCAAGCCCTCTCTTCTAATTCTCTGGCAGTTTCGCCTTTCGGTCTCAGCGCTGCTCTGAGCGACCTCGAAACTGAAATCCTGAATGTCATCGGCAACCGCTTGGTTCCTGTTGGTACTGTCCAGCACGTGGCAGGTGCAACTGCCCCTGACGGCTGGCTGATCGCTAACGGTGACACGATTCCGAACGGCACCGGCACGGTTCAGGGCGTCACCGCCAACTTCGCCAATTTGTTTGCCGCACTTGGTACGACTTACGGCGGCGCGGGTGTGCTGCCCGACCTGCGGGGTCAGTTCATTCGTAGCTGGAACTCCGGCGCAAATGCTGACGGGGGTACATCAGCATTGGATACGGGCCGCGTCCGTGGTTCGGATCAGGATGATGCAACTGCACCGCCTACCACTGCGTTTACCGGTACGACTAACACCGCCGGAAACCACGATCACTCGTACGCCACCAACCAAGGAACTGGCGGTGGTCAAGGTGGTGGCGGGGCCGACACTGGCAGCCGAAATGCCACAACAAACCAAGCGGGCAGCCACAATCACACCGTCACAATCAACGGCGGTGGCGATGCCGAAACTCGCCCAACCAACGTGGCGCTGCTGGCTGTAATCAAATATTGACGATTAGACTGCGGGCACCCTTGGTATAAGGGTGTCCTTTGCTTTTTAGCCGTGGCAGTCCAACTAATCCTTAAGAACAGCGCTGTTCAGGACAAAGAGGCCACGGCCAATCAGTTGGCGACTGGCGAACTGGCGCTGAACTATTACGAGTCCGGCCCGTTTCTGCAATGCAAGGACACCAGCGGTGCTGTTTGGCGCTTGGGCGGCGTCGTCATTGCATCGACCGCTCCATCTAGTCCAAGTAAGGGCGCTTGGTGGTTAGATAGCGACGACGATCACCTGTATTTCTACGACGGCACCAGCTGGATTGAGATCCAGACCGGTGAAATTGTTCCCGGCGACATCACCGAGGGCACTGCCCGGCAACTGCTTCAAACCAACGCTGCTGGTACGGCCACTGAGTGGACCAGCAACATTGATGTTCCTGGCACGCTTGATGTCACCGGCGTCGCCACTTTCGACAACAACGTTGTCATCACCGGCAACCTGACGGTCAACGGCACGACCACCACGATCGACACCACCACGCTGGTTGTCGAGGACAAGAACATCGAGCTTGGCGTTGTTGGTACGCCTACTGATACCACTGCAGACGGTGGTGGCATCACCGTCAAAGGTGCCACTGACAAGACCCTGACTTGGGTCAACAGCACTGGAGCTTGGACCTCTAATCAGCCGTTAGATGTCAACGGCGAAGTTGAGTGCGATGGCATCGCCAACGGCACGTCCAGCGTGACGATAGCCCAGAACTCAAACATTGATCTTGTACGCGGTGGAACGACTCAAGCCTCCGTTACAGCTGAGGGCCTCAAGTTTTCCGATGGCAGAAAAGCCGTCTTTGGCACGGGTAACGACTTAGAGATTTATCACGACGGTACACGAAGCAGAATCCACGACGGCGGCACTAATGCCACATTCTTCACAACGCCTTCACTTCACATAAGAAATGCAGCAGATACCGAAAACATTGCAAAGTTTAATGTTGACGGCGCGGTTCAGCTTTACCACGACAACGGTCAAAAATTAACCACCACCTCCACCGGCATCGACGTAACCGGCACGGTGACGTGTGATGGGTTGGTTGTTGACGGTGCTTTTACTCAAAGCAATGGCGCTGGATTGCTTACTATCCAGGACGATAACAACACTGGCAGTAGCACTCTTGCGTACGTCCAAGGAAAAGATAGTGCTAGCACGGAAGTATGGGCGGTAGGTCAAACTAGCACAGGCAATCAAGATTTAGTTGTCCAGAATAATTTAAGTGCTCCTATTGTTTTCAAAACCAACAACACCAATCGTGTTGTTATTACAAGTGATGGACATCTAGCCCCTAACAATGACGACACCTACGACCTAGGTACGTCCACTAGCCAGTGGCGCAACGGCTGGTTTGATGGCACGGTTAATTGTGACCAGCTAGACGTTGATGGCACGATTGACATTGCCGGAAACGCAAGCTTCTTTGGCAACGTTGACCTGCAGGACGATGACAAGCTCCTGCTTGGATCCGGGGATGACCTGCAGCTATTCCACAACGGATCTAATAGTTTTATAGATAGCCAAGGGACGGGTGATCTCTACTTCAGATCTCAAGGTAATCTCTACTTCCAAACACTCGCAGGCGGTACGAAAGTAGGTCTTACTATTAATGATGATGCAGATGTAAAACTTTACTACAACAACTCTGAAAAACTAAACACCACCAACACCGGCATCAACGTAACCGGCTCGGTGACGTGTGATGGGTTGACTAGCGCAGGTAACATTGAACTTAGCTCCGGTTTTGGCAGCCTTTATGTCAAAGATTCAAACAACACCGGCACGGCATCTCAAGCTCAAGTTGCTTTGCAATCAAGCGATAACACGGTTCTTGGTCAAGTTGGTTACATTGATTCAGCTAATAGTTCACTTTACGTTCAAAACAATACTAGCGGCTATGGTGTTATTTTTTCAACAAACAACACCGCTCGTTGCCAAGTAAATGCAAACGGTCATTTTGTTCCAAACACCGACGACATTTACGACCTAGGCACCTCCTCTCTCCAGTGGCGCGACGCCTTCTTCGATGGCACGGTCAACTGCGACGGTGCAGCCATCAACGGTAAATGCACCAGCACTGAAAACACCGCCACCGCCTCATCCTTCAACTTGGCAAATGGCAACTTCTGGACTTTTGGTGCAATCGCCGTTCCAAACCCCACCAACCAAGCCGCTGGATTGATGGGCAGTTTGCGCGTTACGGCAGCACCTACCAGCTTCGCCTCTAACTGGAAGTTCCCAGGGGGCAGTTACACAGCACCCACATCATTCCCAGCCGTCGCGCCATTCTTCATACAAGCTAGTGGGACTATTCTTGTTGGCAGCTGGACTGAAGGTATCGCCTGATGATTGGAAACTATTTCTTCAGCTCCAGCGGCGCTGCCGCCTACGAGATCGAGCAGAGCTTGCGGTTTAACTCGGCGGATTCGGCGTACCTCAACCGGACTCCATCGAGTTCTGGAAATCGCAGGACGTGGACTTGGAGCGGGTGGTGCAAAGTCGGAAAACCCGGTGAATCTACTTATAGGTCTTTGATGGAGGCTTTCACTGGAGGTAATGATGTCTACAACACTCTTGCTTATTCAAATGGTCAGTTTTGGGTAAATCAGGACAATGGTTCTGGTGGCGTGATGACTGTTTATACCACCGGTGTCTATAGAGATCCTTCAGCTTGGTATCACACTGTTTTTAGCGTTGACACGACGCAAGCGACAGCAACAAATAGAGTAAAAATATATATCAATGGAGTTCAAGTACCCGTTACGTTTAGCGGTGCTCCCAGTCAGAACCTTGATACTTGGATTAACGGTGCATACGCACATCGGATTGGTGCTCGGTGGAACGGACCTAATAGCACCAGCAATTTTGAAGGCTACTTAGCCGAAGTCCACTTCATTGATGGCTCTGCACTTGATCCCGAAGACTTTGGCGAGTTTGACAACAACGGTGTCTGGCGTCCTATTGAAGTGAGCGGACTGACTTATGGCACCAACGGCTTTTATCTGACTTTTGATTCCAGTGCCACCAACGGCATCGGTCACGACCACAGCGGCAACGGCAATAACTTCACCGCCACAGGCTTCACCACCTCCGGCACTGGTACGGACGTGATGAGCGACACGCCGACTAATAATTTTGCAACTCTCAACCCGCTAATTGGCTATCAACCGGGTGGTCTTTTGGCTCCTACATTTAGCGACGGCAACCTAACTGTCGCGCCTCAAGTTAATTCCGGCAACAACAGCCGCGTAGCGTCAGCGACTTTGGCTAGAAATCCCGCCGATGGCGGATTGTGGCGTTGGGAAATGGTGGTTAATAACACCAATAATTCGTTTTATGGAATTATGGCTATAGACGAAAATTATGGGTCAGGTAATTTTGGTCCGTATTGGGGTGCTTCAGGTTTAGGCGGAAATCTATCCACTTCTGGTGGAGCCTCTGCAAGCCTGCAAGAGCAGCATCAAACAATCTCTGCAGGCGATGTTATCGGCATAAAAGTTAGTTTTGATGATAACGAAGTCAGCTTTTGGATAAATGGAACCAGAAGAGGGTTCTACAACGGCTGCAATTTTTCCAATTACGACCAACTCGTTCCGTTCTTCAAAGAGTCAACAAGGACACAAACGCCATGTACGTTTGACGTAAACTTTGGGCAAAAGGCGTTCCAATATACAACTTCAGGCGATGCATGGGGCGACCTATCTACCCTGCCCGCGCCGGACATTGCGGATGGGTCGGATTATTTCAAGCCCCTTATCTATCTGCCTGATGGCAGTTCTTCCTTTTCAGTAACTGGAGTCGGATTTCAGCCGGACTTTGCATGGATCAAATCCAGAAACTACAACGAAGACCATCAACTAAATGATGCCGTAAGAGGTGCAACTAAAGCCTTACAATCAAACTTGACTAGCGGAGAAACCACTCAATCAAACGGTTTAACCTCATTTGACTCTGATGGATTTACTGTTGGCAACCTTTCTGATTACAACTACAGCGGAGACAGCATTATTTCGTGGAACTGGCTCGCAGGCGGCAGCGGCTCAAGCAACACCGCTGGAAGCGTCCCCAGCACGGTAAGCGCCAACCCTACGGCTGGTTTCTCAATCATCACCTGGAATACATCTTCGTCGTCTGCCTACACAGTGGGACACGGATTAGACGACGCCCCTAAAGTATTGATAGTAAAAAAGAGAGACGGCGCTAGTAACTGGTTTGTCCGTCACGGAGCTGTACATACAGGCAATGGTGCGCTTTTCCTTAATAGCACTGGCAGCGGAGACTCCGGCTCAACGGTGTTCAACGGTACAAATCCCAGCGACACAGTAATTACACTTAATGGAGCATCTACGGATCTTCGCGGCAGTCAAATCTGCTATGCGTTTGCCGAAGTCGAAGGCTACAGCAAGCTAGGCGTATACAGTTCAAATAATAATTTAGACGGACCTGTTGTGTACACCGGATTTACGCCTGCGCTAGTCGTAATCAAGTCTGTTGACGGTCACGGTGGGTGGATGGTTTATGACACGGCACGAATGGAATTCAATCCTGGCGGCTCCAACAGCACTGCATATCCTGTGAGCTGGGATCGCTTTAATGCAGAATCCTTTTTCTGGAACGCCTATCAATTTGATATTTTATCCAACGGATTTAAGTTGCGCAGCATTCAAGGCGACGTAAATTATTCCGGCAACTATGTATTTATGGCATTTGCTGAAAATCCATTCGGCGGCTCCGGTGTTTCGCCCGCTACCGCCCGCTGACCTATGAAACGGGCACACACCACCGCTACTATCTAGCCATGGGATTTATCCGCAACGGTCAGCCCCTGCGTGCTGGCAAAGCCTTCACCGACGAAGACGGAACCCAGTACCCAAGAAACTGGGCAACGGTATTTAGCGAGGAACAAAAGACCTCGCTCGGTATTACTTGGGAGCCCGACCCCGCCCCAGTCGATACCCGCTTCTACTGGGACCACGACCTGCCCAAGCGCCTCGAAGATGAGCCCGCCGTTGACGAAAACGGCGACCCCATGCTCGATGCCGACGGCGTTCAGATCATTAACACTGGTCTGAAGAC